TTCTTCAAAGTTACCAGCGTAGGTTACTTTAGCGAGTTGGTCTATATAGGCTAGGGAGTCTATTAAGTCATCATGGGTTAAGGGGTCTGGGAACTGGAATAGTTCATCTAAGAAGCGTGAGTGCCAATCCTTCTTCTTCTTGTTAAGCGTTATACGCCCATGTTCAAAGCGACCCTGTAGGGCCCACATGATTCTGTCAGTCTTCTTCTGGTTACCGTGGGTAAGCTCCTCTACTCTAAAGTAAGTGTTCTGACGTTTCATTCTGTCCATGAGTGGTGACATTACAGCCTGCTTAGAGATACCCTTCTCTATGCCTATGGACAATGGTTTATATGTTTTGACAACATCAAAGATCTTATTAGCAGTCTCGTCTAGAGTCCATCGACCATAGATAACATCCTCAATAAACCATCCTGATTCATCAACGAATACTACAGAGATTGCTGAGTTGTCTAAGCGTGAGGTGTTACCCTTCTTCTTACTGACATCTTGGAAACCAGCTAAGTCAATTGCTATATAGTAGTCTCCATCACCCTTAGGCTTCTCACCAAAGTTTAACCACTCTTCCTTAAACATCTCAGAGCCTTGGTTCTTGAAGGAAGCCATGAACTCTTGTTGGAATGCGTGGGTAGACATACTCTTCTTAGCCATGTCTAGCTCTTCTGGGTCTAATGTTTCATTGTCGTAACTGGTGAAGTGATAGGAAGTGAAGGTAGGATCATCCTCAGTGAGCTCAGCATACTTGTAGAGGTCATAGAAGTGGTTACGACCCTTGGGTGTACCTATGAATAGACAGCCACCCTTTTGGTCAGCTAAGGCAGGTCGTAGGATCTCCTCGAACACCTCAGGCTTCATGTCGGCATATTCGTCAAGTACTAAGTAGTAGAGACTCACGCCTCGCATCGTGTCAGGTCTATCAGCTCCTTTGAGGCTTATGGTAGTACCGTTGATCAAGGTGATCTGCATGTTGTTAATGTGGGCTGACTTGATGACAGGGCCACCTAGCTCGACTAGGAGCTTCCACATGATGTCTCTTGCTTGTCCTTGTGTAGGGGCCACATAGAAGATGTGTGAGTTGGGTAGACTTGTCTCTAAGCCCTTAACTATTAACTTCCAAGCAGCTAGCCTAGACTTACCACAACGACGACCAGCAGCACAGACAATGAACCGTGTTGGGTCAATCCATACTTTCTTCTGCCACTCAAGGAGCTCTATCGTTAGATCTGAACTCATGTTTTCTCAAACCAGCCATTGCCTACCTTAAGCTCATGGCCTATCTGTAGAGCAGTTGGATCAGTTACTTCAGGGTTCAAGGTCTGTAGATCTTCTAAGGACATACCAGAATTCTTAGCTATCTGATACATACTGTCATTAGGTTGTACAACGTACATAGACTGTTGTTCCTGAGCCTCAGTGTCCAGAGCATTGACATCCGTAACTTCTTCCTCAACAGGCTCTGGGAGAGCACTCAAGGCACTTTGGACAGCTATTGAATACTTGTCTGCTTTAGTACCATTACCATCTTTCTTGACAACACCCGTAGTCATCCAATTACTGGCACCTAAGGCACCTTGGTTATGAGCGTAGCCTAGGATGGCAAGTTGTTGTGACTCAGTAAGACCAGTATAGGCTTCACCTTGGTAATGACCTAAGGCTCTGTGGTTAGCTGTCACTAGACCCTTCATTGCTTGTTCTTGCAGAGCAGGGTTATTACGGAAGGACTCACGTGAGGCAGTGTCGTGACCTATGGTGATGCCTAGTATGCGACCAGCCTCTGTCTTAGCTGCCTTACCTAGTTGATATTTACCATCATAGTGGTCACCTGAACCACCTTTGGCTGTGTAGCCACCTGAGCCTTGACTCTCAATCTTAGCTATCTCTGCTAGAAATGTGTCCCACTTGTTACCTTCAAACATCTGTGTACTCCCCATCAACGGTCTCGCCACCAGATATATCAGTAGAACCAACACCAGTAATATTAATTTGTATGCTGCTCTTGCCACCACCTTTGATCACCTCCTTCTCAAATGCTGCTACAGGAGCAACACGATCCATGACTAACTTCCATGCGCTAGCTTGGTTCTTATGATCATCGTTTAGTGCTGCATTGAATATAGCATCAAGTACTTTGGCTGACTTTGGTGAGGCCAACATACGTGCTTTGTATTCATTGATAATTGTAGCATCACCTTTGGGCCGACCAATAATACCTTTGGGCTTCTTTAGTGTTGACTTAGGTGGTCTACCTAGCCTCTTGGGAGTCTTAGGTGCTGTAGCAACCTTTATAGTTGACAAATCAATTACCTCTATTGCTTGAGATTGAGTCTTTGGTATCTTAAGTGTACTTAAGTGTCCTTTGCTTTATTCTTTAATTATTGATAAAAGTATTAACTAAAAGGTTGTTTAAAGCTACTTAAGTACTAGAGTACATTATAACATATTCAAAGCAATAAGTCAATACAATTCTCATGTTTCTCATGTACACTTAAGGCATCCTTTAACTACACATGTTAACTATTGTCACAACCACTCGTGTCGAGGGTCTCCCTGTGTTTTCTTTTGAATTCTTTTGTTGACTTATGTTTACTTAGGTGCCTTGGGAAAAGCAAAACCACTCTCTTTTGTGTGTCTGAGGGAGCATCCTTTTTAGCCAACCCATCACGGGCCCCCGTCCCCCAAAGTTATCCACAGGTTATCCACAAGCTCAGAGTTATCCACAGGTTATCCACAGGATATGCACAGGTTATCCCCAAGCACCTGAGTTATACACAGGTTATGCACAGGCAGGCCAGAGTTATACACATGTGCACTTGAGAATCACCCAAGTGTAAGCCTAGGTGGCAGCCTGTGGATAACTATTGTGCTCTGTGTATAACTCTGGTCTAACTCTTGAGCACTTACCCACAATTGTGTATAACTATTGGTAATGCCCAGCAAGCCCCCAGAATGCCCGTGTAAGCTTAGCTTGTCATAACTGTCATGGTTGCATTGCCTATGATACGAACGCAGCACCAGTAACAATTGCACCACATTGGTGCACACTAGCACTACATTGGTGCGTGTCTCTAGGCCTTGCTACTGTTGGGTCTTAGCTGTTTGAGGTAGTATTGTGACATAATACGTGCGCTATATTGGTGCATACTTGAGACATGTTAGGCCTGCTATTTGTGGGCTTATGGCTCTAACCCATTGATTAGCCTAGGTTTGTCAAAGTTGGCATAGGTATTGCATTAGTTTCTGCATAAGCGAGGCATTTGGCAGCGCACTATATAGGTGGCACATTATGAGTACATTGTTTCTAGCACTATCCGTATTTACTGCAGCGTTTGCAGTGTTCCTAATTGTAGGCTTTGCAGATCACTGGTACCAAATGGTTGTACCTGCGCTGATCTTTGGGCCTATAGCTATTTCCCTACTAACCCAAACACTAGACACCTAACCAAACAAACGGCCTCGCAAGGGGCCTTAATGGAGCAACAGACCTATGACTACAACAACACTTGAACAAATGGCAGTACTTGAGCTACAAGCGCAAGCCACTAAGATCATCAAGGCCACACAACTGGCAATAGACAAGGGCGGTATACTTCTAGCCTATAGCCTTAATGATGTTGTGTTAGTGGACCTTAAGCGTGGTGTTATGCCATATGTAACGTGGCTATATGACACGTATAGTAATTCGTTTATATCTGGCACATATAGCACCACACTAGACAATGCCAAGTTATCATTTAAGGAGCGTACATAATGAGCACATTAACTGAAAACATGAAAACCATTAAAGGTATTACTTGCTTTGGTCTATGGGATATTGAAGAGGGCGGTTGCTGGTTGGCTGGCCACGACACTAGGACCGAAGAACCATTTGAGGATTTCTGGGATGGTAACGAGTGCACCACATGGACCCAAGCTGTTAACGAGATAACACAATGGGGCCTGCGAGTAGGCATTACTATTGAAGAAATGGTTAGTGACAACCCAAACAATTAATTTACCATGGGGCCTTGGTAACAGGGTCTCAGAGTAAGCTAAACAATAAAACAACTGGAGTTTGCAGATTATGATTACATTTGAAGAATACCAAGCGCAGCTGGATGCCTATGCCGCCACTCGCGCCTATTATAACTTTATAGGACCGCGCCAACGTGCCTATACCTATAACAACAAAACTGGAGCAAAAGTATTATGATTAAATTATCAAAAGCTGGAAAAATGCCTTGTCGCTCATGGTCGCTTGAGGCGCTTATTACGTGCCCTGCAAGCCTTAATAAAGACGGCTCACTAGTGGACGCCTGCAAGGGTTGTTACGCCACCACGGGTAACTACAGGTTTCCTAACGTCAAAGCACCACGGGCCCACAATAAAGAAGATTGGCGTCGTAAAGATTGGGTGTCGGATATGGTCGCAGAGTTAGACAATGATCGTTATTTCCGATGGTTCGATTCAGGCGACATGTACGACTTAAGACTAGCCCGTAAAATGCTGGCAATAATGGAACAAACGCCCCACTGCAATCATTGGTTACCTACACGTATGCACAAGTTTGCCAAGTTTGCCAAGGTAATAG